TCTGTACTACCATCAGTGTAGTCAAGTGCAACCACTACATGCACCCACTGAGTAGGATCAGCTAAAAATGCACCAGTAGTCATTACATGAGCATTTGAACTACTACCATTTCTTGTTAAATATTGAATTTGGCCTGTTGAATTGCCGTATATTCTTTCACTATTATCACTGCCGCCATTACCAACAATGATCCAATTTTCTCTAGCTTCCAATGGTTTCAACCAACATGAAACTGTTTTCTTTTGCACATTGGTAGGACTTGTAGAAACAGAAGATGCAAGCCTAAGTTCATCTTCATCTGCTGCATTGAATGCAACTGATTGAGAAATTGTTCCTACATCAGTAAACGGAACAAAGTCTCCTACTCTTTGACCAATACCATTACCTTCGTAGCGAGTAGCATCAAAGTAGTCTATTCCTTGATAGTCTGGCGCTGGCAGATCAGCGGTATTCAAACTTTTTAAACTTGTAATAGTTGAGTAACTATGCGTAAAAGACGATTGCCCACTATTATATTCTATTGTTGTAGAGCTTGGATTTGTTTGCGCTACATAAAAATTAAACACTTCTCCAGCAGTTCTTCTGACAAAACTACTTACCAGTGCAGCGTTGGTGGTTGTTCCTGCTAGAATTTCAGATTGTGTCGCGCTGCCGCCTAAAGCGCCATTGAGAGCAAAATAAACAGCACCAACATTACAGTTTACAATTACATCAACAACGTCACCGTTGCTTAGTGCGCTTAAATATCCAGACCCACCAAAATTACCGTCGATAACTAAAGTGCCATCGGCAAGAAGTGCAACTTCTCCTCTACCAGCAACAGAGTTATCAGAAGTGTGGTAAGTGCCAGCGGTGTGACTACTGCCCGTTATACCACACGCACCATTTCCCACGGTGCTAAAAGTAAACTGCGTTCTGATAATATCGCTCCCGGCCATGACAAATGGCACGGTAGTTTTTACCGACGTATTAGAACTGTTTATTACATTTTTTTGATTGCCTTCTGATAATGTAAAGGTGCCGGGATAGCTGTTGTCAGCGTGTGCTAGTGGGTTAAATACTGAATAAACCTTACTAGGCGTATGTACTGACTGATTAGCTGATGTCATATTAGTAGCGGTGAAGTCTTTATTATTATCACTTATATCATTGCCAAGATCAGAGCTATCAGAAAAATCTAAACAAGCACTATTTCCACCAGCAGACGTAGCTAGTGCAGCAATTTCACTATCTTTCTTTGGTATAAATTGCGAACCGTTGGTTCCCAATATATAAGTATCTAAAAAATCACTAACGGCAAAATCACCAGCTTGAATAGATTTGCCTTCTAGGTAACAAACCTGTGCATAGTACCCGTTGTAAAAATAAAGTAAAGATGGGTGGGTATTTTTACCAAATCTTAAATCAACATTTCCAGTCAAAGACCCTCTTACATCTTGGTTATCTGGAACTGCTGTTTGTGAACCTGTTTGCAATTCACCATTAACATACAATCGTATGCGATCTGTAGCAGGTAAAACTGAAGTATTTGAATTAAATGTAAACAGTAGGTGATACCAACCTGTGTCTCTGAATACTCTAGTTGTTGTAATTCCTCCACCACTACTGCCGCCAGTTCCAACAGAAAACCCAATTGTGTTATCAGCATTAAAAGTACATTGCGTATCATCGTTAAAAGATGCAATACCAGTTGGGTTGCCAAGAATAAATAATTGTTGCGCTCTTCCTAACTCACAAAAATTTACCCACATTGAAATGATAAATTCTTTTTGACCGTCTGATGATAAAGTAAATCCTGTACGGTTAATGTCTTCATCAGACCCGTTTAGCCAAACTGAATTACCAATCAGAGTTGTGGTAAACGGTGCTTGGCCTGTTACAAGGTTGCTCCCAATGCCCGGAAGAATGAGCGACATTAGGCGATCTCCAGAATCTCTAAGACTTGTGTGCCGTCGATGACGGTGCTTCTCATCAAGTGCTTTGCACTTGCGGCGTTGTTGTAGGTTCCACTTACCTTGTCGTACCCGCTTGTTGTAATTGTGTAGCCGCCCGTCCCGTCATTGGTCGTTATCATTGCAATGACCGAGTTTGCGGTCTGGGGAGCCAACGTGAAGCTCCCGTTTATGGTAAGCGTTTTGAGATTCTCTTTGGCGGTGGCAATCTCTAGGGTTTGAGTCCCAGTTCCGCTGTTGCCTATGGCCTCTATGTCAGAGGCAAAACCGGCAGTAAGTGTGTCGGACACATCCGCAAATAGCGTATCTGCATTAAACGCACTTATGTCTGATCCGATGGCAAGGCCGAGCGCCGTTCTAGCGGCACTGGCCGTGGTCGATCCCGTTCCACCGCTGGCGACGGGTAGCGCCGTACCGAGGGTTAAAGATCCGGCTGCGAGCGTAGCGAAGACATCGACTACAGCCGCGCCAGACCCAGCGCCGTCTGTCGCGATCAACGCCGTCTTGCCGTTTGCAATGGTGACATTGGCACCACTGCCTTGGCTGATGTTGATCGACTGACTGCCGGTCGTTGCGTTTTCAATAAACCAGAGTTTGGAAACTGTATTGGGAGCGAGCGTAACGGTGCGCGTGGTTGATAAGGACGTGGACGTAATCTTGAGGTACATTGCCCGTGCAGCATCTGCCGCACCGTCAGCAATCGTGATCGTCGTATCAGCGTCACTGCCAAGATTTTCCGTGCCTCTACCAAGTGCCTCACCAATCAATTCGAGGGAGGTGTTTGTCTTGGTGCCCCATGTACCAGAGGCTTCTCCGGTCGCTATCTCTTCCAGTCGAAGATTGTTTACATAAGTTGATGGCATCTTAATTTCCTACGCTGCTATCGGCGTCCAAGTTGTCGAGGCGCTCGTATCAAGCAGTCCCCATATGTTTGTTGTGCCTACAGCCGTTGTGCTTGAGACACCGGTTAGCGATACATTCGCGATTGCTGTAATTGAAACGGTTCCAACTGCGGTTTCAGATACGACATCCGCTGGAGTGAAAGTTATTCCGGCCCCAGACGTTGCGCTGCCGATTGCGGTGGTAGAAGCGATCCCGCTAGGAGATACAGTTACGCCCGTTCCCTCTGAAATTGTTGGCGAACCAACTGCACCGCTGCCCGACACGCCGGTAACATCTACAACGAAACCAGCCCTTGCATTTGCATCACCGACAGATGCGGTTGATGAAACTCCCGTTGGTGCAACAACCGGGGCCAAGTTAATTGTGACCGAGCCAACCGCCGTTGTTGACGAGATGCCGGTCGGGCTGACGGTGACACCAGAACCTTGAGTGACGCTTGTAGATCCAACGGCTGTCGTTGAAGACAAACCAGTTGGAGATACAACTGCTGCACCCGTAACTGTAACCGAACCTATTGCCGTTGTTGACGCTACCCCGCTTACATCGACTTGCTCGATGTCAGAGCCATATGACCCCGCGTTCCAAGTTGAGCGCCCCCAGCCGACTAAGGTTGGCATGGTTAGGCGAGGCGAATAATCGCGTTCGAGGCGTCAGCAGTCGGGAAGCTAATTGTAAAGTCGCCCGACGAAGAGGTCTTGTCAGAGCCGAAGTCGAGAACGGCAACCGCTTTGTCAGACGCGCTTGAGTTGTAGATAACTGCACCGCGTGCGGTTATCGAAGAACTCGAAAACGTCAAATCGGCAAAGTCACAAAAAGCGGTCGTGCCGCTTGTTGTTGGTGTGACACTTGTAAGCGTGCCACCTCCCGCGCTGTACCCCGTCCCACTAACTTCGTTACTCGTTGAGTAAGCAGTCGTAGCAGCCGAAGGAGAGGCTGAGTTTGTATACAGTGCGAGCTTGAAAGTATTACCGCTTGATGCGGTGAAGTTATGCGTGCCTACAAGGATCTCTTGCTTGAAGGACGTGCAAAGGGCTGAACCGGAAAAGGCCATTAGCGTGTCTCCTGTGAGCGGATTGCTTGTTGCATGTAGTGAAGGACAACAGACTCGATCCGCTCTTTAAATGCATGTGCCTGTTCTCGAAGGGGCGCTGGTGCTTGATCACCGACGCTTATAATTTGTTCTGCTGCCCGCTTGGCCCAGTACTCTGGCGGAAGCCCACCATTTGTGGTGGTGACCACCCCGACTGAACCAAGTTGTAAAATGGAATCGCTCACGATGCTGGCACCCTCAACTGACCGTTTCGGTAATCATCCCGTGTGTCGAGTCCACTTCCCAAATTTCTCAACCGTTCGATGCTTTCTTGAAATCTGCCTTCATAAAGCTGAAGGAGATCCGCCTCGCCTTTCATAAACGTGTAAGCTTCAACGAGGCTCCCATACAGAAGCGCGTTCTCCGCATTATCCCCGAGCCAAGAGGTGCCGCTAGAAGCAGCGGTGATAGACTCTGGCTTTGCGCGGTAGTGAAGTTCTGACGAGTAATTCTGATCTGGCACTGGTGCGAGAACAAAAGTCTCGTCACTAAACAATCCGTAGAACCGAGGCAGTCCAGTCTCGGATGCGGGGAATGCCTCATCTAAAAAGTTCACGTCCTTCTGGAGCATGAAAGACTTGGTGCTGCCCGACGTAACGCTGAATGATAAAACAGCGAGCAAGTCGTTTGGCATATCCAGAAACCGGTTTGCAGATAATACATTGCCCGTGACGTTTTTCCGGAAGTCGGGAATTGTAACGAGACGCAGTATGCGCTCTTCGGCTTGCTTGATAATGTCATCGAGATCCGCAACGAACGTGGTCTCGGAGTTGTCGCAGTAATCTTGAATAAGCTGTTTCAGTTTTGTGAGGTTCATGTCGTCACCGTCACCAGCCCAACTTCAGACTTCAAAAGAAACCCAGCTTTCTGTCCGTTATTTATCTGACCAGATCCTACCGGGTCGAAGCTCGACAGTGCGCGACTAACAGCTTCTGCTGTATCCGGACGTGGATTGCGGAGGGCTTGCGGATCGTCAAAGCGAACGCGCCCTAAAAGAAGTTGTGGGTTATCGTCGTCGTCACACTCTGGGCAAACCATAAGACCGGTCTCTTGACCGGCTCGCACTTGATCGATCAGATCGTTAAGGTCATAGCGAAACCCGCAGCGGTCACAGAAACCAAAAGCATACCTTCCAGAAGCAAACATCAGAACGGCGCTCCGGGTGTAAGCGTTATTGAAGAGCGATCTCGATCCTCTGCCGCCGCCAGATCAAAAGCTTCATCCGCCAAACCTTTTAAGATCTGGGTACGTTGCGCTGTCTCCGGGCGCTTCATTGAAATGTGATATGCCAATGCAGAGCAAAGCGCGGGCATGAAGCGGATCGGAATGTCCATGTCGTTCGACGCGGGAGATCCAGCGTCCTGTATCCTACGCAACCGGTAATAGATAAGAGACCGGGTTGTTGAGTCTGGAATCGGCCAGAGTGAAATCTTTGGGACGATCTGCCGGTCAACGTAAATCTGTGTCGGGCGTCCCTTTGTAAGTTTGTTTGGAATTGCAGAGTACTGACTTACGGAAATGCGCGTCACAACCAAATCGGTTTGTGAGTTAACGTCTCCCGCATTCTCACGAACGACATGCTCGATCAGATCGACCGTATCCGATGGAAGCGTGTAGGTCTGCGTGCCATCAACAAGGGCGACACTTCCCTCCTCTACGGTCCAGAGGTTAAGCCCCTTGTTTGCCCACTCTGAGCAAATCAAATTGATAGAGCGACGGGCTGTCTTGTAGTCGTAGCCAGAACGGAGTTCTACCCCGGCTCGCTCGTATGCTTCCTCGATGATGTCCGCAAGGTCGAGATTAAAGGTGGCTGTACCACTCGTTGCCATTAGCCTTTAGTTCGCCCTCGTTTCGCCACTCCATCACGGGGACAACGTCCGGACTTAACCATCCCACCGCCCCTCATCTTCTTTACTTTCTGAGCCTTTCTCTTTTCCTCCTCAATCAAGGCCCGCGTCCGCTGATTTTTACCCTGTTCCTTATTGTTCATGGGCATGTCGGGTGTATTCGGGCGACCGCCCGCGAGTTTACCGAACATGCCATGCCCGGATGCCAGTCCATAAACAGGACTCATTGATCCTAAAAAATCCTTGAAACTCATTTCTTCTTCTTTCCTTTCCAGCTAATGCGGCCCGGTCCTTTTTTCTTTCGAGCCGCCGAATTGCATTGTGCTTTGGTAGGACGGCACGCAGGGTAAGGACGTTTACTTCCACCCTTGGCAGACTTGCGACCGCACGGCTTACCCGTCTTGCAGTCGATCCACCCCTTACCGTCGTTGCGTGAAAACCAACGGCGCAGCCCTTCCTTTTTGTATTTCTTTTCGGCGGGCATTAACGCTTCTTCTTCTTGGACTTGTTACCCCAGTTTTTCGCACCGACCTTTCGGCACCGCGTAAGGGCACCACTCGCGTAGGCCGAAGGCCATTTTGTGTACCGACGCTTTACCTTGTGGTAACACGCATCACGTTTCGCCTTTTTCTTTTTAGCCGCCATCAGCACTTCCACCTTTTCCGCGCTTGCCGTAGGCGACTGTTTGGATTCTTTGCTGCCTTCGGAAATTTCTTCATCTGCCCTGCACTACGAGCGCAATAACTCTTGCGTCTCTTCGCGTCTTTCGATCCCTTCTTCGGATTGCCGGTCACAGCGGTTTTTAACTTCGATCCGGGGTTTTTTCTTCGGTACGCGGCCACCCCTTTTTTTGTCATACCGGCCCCACTCTTGGTTTTCCGGTAGTTCGCGCCAGACCCCTTGGTCGTTCGCCTAATCGGTTTTTCTTTTTTCCGAGGCACTACGTTTTACGCTTGGTTTTTTTCTTTCCATACGCCATGCCGCCACCCATCATTTTCTTAACGGGCTTCTTTTTCTTAACGGGCTTCTTTTTCTTTGCAGCGCGGGCCTTGGCAGCATCTGCCTTGCCCTTTTTTGTGTAAGGATAGTGGACGTTTCCAACGCGGGGCACTTGCTTCTCCTAAGTCAGCTTGTCACAAATCGTGGTTACTTTTTTCTTCATCCACTCAACGTCCTTTTGGATCGACGCGATTGT